GCTACGGCTTGATTTAATGTAAAATTTGTTTCTGAATTATCACCGTTGAACTGTTGAGAGTTCATGGTGTTTAAATTTTGTTTCGGTGCGTTTCCTAAATAGGCCATGAATCTCCTTATGTACTTATATCATCCACTGCGCCCACTACTGTATCTAAAGAAGATGCTGTATCTGATTTCACATATAGTTGATCTCCAGAAGCAAGGACAATTTTACTTCCTCCGTCAATTAATTCTAAAGATCCGCCACTTACAATCGGTGCATTTTTAATTAGATAGTAGTTAGCCCCACCTCTTTCGATATAAGCTTCTACTGTTATTGTTGTTGTTAAAACATTTGCCATTCTCACACTAATTAAACAGTCAATACTGTTAGTAGCTCCACCTAATGCGTCTACTGCTGCTGTTCCTGTTAATCTTGAGATGTAGTTTTTAAAATTCTGTGCCATAATTATTCCTTATACTAGAGTGCGATCGACATTGCAATCACAAACCCGTTAGTTGCTCCTCCTGATCCACTTGATGCTGCTGTTAATCTTCCTTTTGCGTCAACTGTTATATTTGTAGAAGTATACGAACCAGCCGAAACTCCTGTATTAGCTAGTGTTAGCGCCCCACCAGATGCTATTGTTGCATCACCCGATACTGCTGACTCTTGATAACTTGTGCCATCTGCAACTAATATTTTAGCAGATGTATTATCTGGCATTCTTAACTGTGATCCAACTGTTAAATTTCCATTTACATTATTAGATACCGTGTTTGCAAAGTTACCCATGTAGCCATGAGAAGAACATTGATAATATAAAACATTTGGTGTGTTAACATCAACGGCTATTTGTGTATACGCACCAGATGATCCTGGCGTACCATTAGTAGTTACACCTGTTGTATAAGCTGTAGATTTATCTGCTTCTAAATAAAATCTTAATGGGTGTCCACTATTTGTAGAATCTGATTGATCAAATCTATAGTAATATTTATAAGATGCATCTGCTCCAGTAAAAGTAATTGCCGGAGCTTCAAGACCTCCTAAATAATATGCATTACCAGAACCCACACCTTGATAAGGGTGATTACCAGATTTACTAGCAACTGTAACAGTAATTAATTCTGGTGCAGATGAAGAACCATATTCAACTGGACTAGGTAAATTAGCAATAGTTGCAGGCAATGTACAAAATACATCTAGTGTACTTGAACCACCTGAATTAAAATTTATTTTTGAAGTGGTACCTGCAGAGTTACTTAAAACTATTGTTCTTTCTAAAGTTGTAGAACCTGAAAGAGTTCCTAACCCTACTTCAAAATTTGCTGTGCCTTGTTCAGAGATAGTGTAATAAGTTGTGTTAGAAGTTGCAATACCACTATTAAAAGTTATAAAACCTTGTACTGCACCCGCAAGAGTTATATTACCCGTGCCTTGTGATGTACTAGTTTCTCTTACTCTATCGTTTAAAACCAAAGCCATTTAATTTTCCTATTACGAAGTTATACTAATAATCGCATCAGAACCAGCAGGTGTTCCAGAAGCTGGATTCGGGAATGTAATTGTAAATGTTCCGTTAGAACAAGATTTAGTTCCACCAAAATCTAAAACAACAACTAATCTATTAGCTGTACTATCAACTGTGCTACTATTGTAAATTACTCCATACGCTGCACTAAAAGTTGCAGGTGTAGGGCTTCCCCAAACTGTATCTGCAAAGTCTACAGTTGCTACATTAGTTTGATTAGCCACTGCCTGTGATGTTAAAGTATTTCCACCAGTTGAATATTGACTTCCACTTCCTGTTCCAACTTCATTAGCAACTCCTGAAGAATACACCGTGCTTGAAGTAGTGTAAGGTGCACCTGAACCTGCTGTGTATAAAGCAAGTTTAAAAGTATTTCCTCCGTTTGCAAAATCATGATGACCAGAAAGTAGTGATGTTCCAAAACTAAAAGGTACTACATTTGCCATATTATTTTATCTCCTTATTAACTTGATGGTGATTTAGTATTAAGTTGAACACGAACTTCACCATCTTGATATTCGTCTCTACGTCTGATGCCAATTTGTTCGACAGCATACGATTCTAAAGCTTCTTTATATTGAGCTTGATAGTATTGTAACATATCTTGTGGTCCTTTCAAGTATCCATATGCATTTACTAGACAAGCATATAAAAGCAAATCTTGATATTTATTTGATAAATAAGTTCCATTAGTAGCAGCTGGTGCTGCTGTTGGTTGTGTTGTATCAGTTATGCTTATAGGTTCTTTATCATAAGCAAGTGTAATGGCATAAGTTTTATCAGGAGTTGGGGCTACAACCCAAAAAGTTTCATCCCAATTTGCATAATATTTTGGAATATCTACAGCGTTTGTATCAGGCGTAGAATAATATTCTGCTATAAAACTTGTATCTCTTTGTTCTAAATAATATTGATTACCTTCTTGATCGGTCAATTGAACATATCTAATTGCTCTTAAATCATCAGGAATAGTTACATATCTATTTCCAACAATTAAATTAGATGTAGCATAAAATACGTTTTGATCAGTATCTATCGCTCTTGTAATTTTATTTTCTGCGTTAACTATAATTCTTTCTAAAACAGAATTACTTAATACATTACTACTTACTTCTGTGTAGTTTCTAATATCAGTTCTTAAATTATCTAAAGTGTATGCCATTATCCGTTTACTACCTCAAGGGTTACAGGTCCCGCTGAACAATTTGTTCCCCCACCTTTTATATTACCTGATGTTGCATTACTAGTGCTAGTTATATGAAAAAAATTTATTGGATTGGTTATTGGATCAGATGTTGTTGCTCCAGTAATATTACCAGCAGCATCTATTTGACCTAATGCAATTGTAAAACCATTTGCATTATTTAAATCACTTACGTTGTCAAAAGTTGGAATGTTAGAAAATGATTGTAAATTTTTTAAATCAGCCGGATCAGAACCACCGGGCCCAGCACTTGTTACTTGTGGTGGTCCTCTAAATCTTACGATAGATCCAGCAGCTCTTTGATGATTTTCTGAAAAAACATTTACATAAGTTACACCACCAGAAATAATAGATGTAAATGGATTATTATCTAAAAGTATTAAACTTGTTTTTGATGCGGGTTGTGGTCTTGGGTTATATAAAGCTTGAGCGTCTGAACCTACAGGTTTAGGACTTAACTGTGGTTGTTTTGCTTCAAATTCTGAAGTGTGAACTAAAGATCCATTCCATTCTCTAACCATTTCAGTATATGGATATACCATTCCCGATCTGTCAGAAATTGCTAATGCGTGTTTACCAGAAGCGTATTTACCCATTATACTCCATCTCCATAAAATGTTTGTGGTGAAATAAAAGTAGATGTGCCTTGGTTATCTGCATCAAGTGCTCTTAATAATTCACTTTCATATCTTCGTTCTAATTCTTGACTCATTTCTGGTGAATATTTCATACTTAAGTAATAAGCTAAACCCGACATCATACAAGGATAGAATCTATTTACGACATCAGACGTATTATTATATGCACCCACATCTTGAATTTTTGATAAATAATAAAAACAAAATTGAAAATTACTTGGTGTAGTTGTGCTAGATACACTTGAACTTGGTGTTGTATATAAAAATATACTTGGATTTAATTTTCTTTCTACGTAATATTGTGAAGGTGTACCTTTAGCTAATTTGTTTGGAGTTTGTGAATATGTAGATCTATCTATTTTAGTTAATGCAATATCTTGAGTATCTGTAGTTGTAGTATTATTTCTGTAGTATGCTTCTAATACATCACTAATATCACTTGGAAAATTTTGTGAATCTGATGCAAAATTATATTCTGCTTGACCCAATACTAAAGGAACTTTAGCTAATTTTACTTTCCATAAATGAACACCTCTATTTCCCCATTCTTGAAACATAATATTCAAAGAACGTCTTGCAGATCTTAATTGATAACCAGTTCTAGTTCCTCTTACACCAGTTCTTTCAAATGCTTCTTCTATTATATCATCTATCTGTGGATTAAATTCAGTAGTTTCAGAAGTAGGAGAAATAGTTTGAGCAGTATTACCCATACCAGATGTAGTTGTAGCTCCTGAATTATAATAAAATAATAAAGGTGCTCCGACTGTTCTTACAGGTGCAACATTGATTGTTGTTTTTGCTCCTGTAGCTCCTGGAGTTCCTGTGTGAGTAACTCCTGTTGTATATTCTGTTCCACCAGTTGTAAAAGTTCCATCTTTAGTTGCAGAAAAAGAAAATTTAAAATTAGTATTAGAACTATCAGAGGTATCAAATATAACAGTATCACCCTCTTGTAAAAATAATACAGGACTTACTTCTCCGTTAATAAAAAATTTATTAGCAGTTCCAAAAGCGTTTGTTCCCGATGCTACGGTTACTGTATAAGTTAGTGTAGCCACAATTTACTCCTACGTAAATGTTATAGTAACACCAGTTACATTTGCACTAATATCTACGAAAACTCCGTCTTCAAATAAAATTCCTGAACCAGGAACATAAAAATCTATTCCTTCAGTTCCAAAAACAAATTTAGCTATTAATGGTGCAGTGTTGGCTGTTCCATTGTGAAAAGCAATAGATTGACTAGCTGCAGATGCAGAAGCTTGAATACCAGTTATTCTAGCTCTTTGTGTAGCTGGAACCATTTGTCCATCTGCTGTAGCATGAGCTACGAGTTGATCACTTGAGTATGATGCCATTTTTTCTCCTTAAAATTTATATGTGGGGCCGAAGCCCCACATTAATTATTTATTATGCAAAGTTTGTATTTTGCTGATACAGAACTGTAATTCTAACTTCACCTGCGTTTGTTGCTGCAGAGTTAGTAAAATTAAGTCTTTGATCAGAAGTTCCAATGTCTTCCCAAGCTAATGCTCCACCAGCTTTTGTTTCAGGATATTGTCTACCCGCAGTTGTTCCGATTGTATAAGCATTTACAAGAGCAGTAGCTGCGCCACCAACAAAACCAACACTAATATTAGTAGAAGTGTTTGCTGCTGTAATAATATCAAAAACACAATCAATGATTTGTGAGTTTGCTGGAATTATTACGTCTGATGCTTGAGCTGCGATTGCTCCGCCTGAAAGATCAATTGCAAAGCTTTGAGCCATTACAACTTGACCTGTGTTTTTCATGTCAGTTCCAACTGTAGTACCAGTAGTATTTTTAATAGTACCAGCTAATATTGGTCCTGAAAATGTAGTGTTTGCCATAATTATATCCTCCTAGTTTTTCCGAATACTGTCTCTAGGCCGTCGACTATACTCGTCAGTATTCTAATTAAATTGTATAGTGTGTCTTTTATACAATACATTTTAATAGAGCGCAAGAGAGCCTACGGATTATATGTGATTTTTTAAATGTAGCTTTTATTAAGTAGCTACTGAAACTTGTGGAGTTACACCTTCAATAGTGTTTTGTTTGTGGGCAATAACTGCTTCTTCTAATTTGATCTTTGTAATGACTTCTTTAACTTTGTCATCGATTCTGACCATCTCAAGAGTATATCTACCGTTAGATAGATGCTCTTGTTCCCACTTCAACTCCAAGGACCTTTTTTGTTTGTATAGGTCTTGTATCATAAACAACCTCCTCAAAAGTTATTCGATTTGTTCTCGGATCATAACTTTCTCCGAGATACTCCCATTTTATACTATTCTCTCCCAGTTTGTCAAGTATAGCATTTTCAACATCTTTAGCATTATCATTCGATTCTATTTCAAATTTACTATGATAATTATAAGCCCAGATATTTATGAGGAATTTAGTCATTTTCTCACCCTATATTGAAAAAGGGGCCGAATTGTGTTCGGCCCCTTAAATTTATTGATTACGTTGCGTTTGAACCAAAGATACCTCTTGGATCAGAGAATCCAAATACATATCTTTCTCTCGCTTTGTATCTAACGTTGCCTGTATCAAAGTCACCTTCCATTGAAGTTTTGATAGGTGATCTGTTGAAATGTTTCAGACCATTAGGCACATCAGTTTTAATGAAGAACTTCTTCGAAGCAGTTAAGTAGTTATTAACTACATATCCACCAGAGATCATTCCCATGTTTCTGATTGCGTTAATGTCGTTATCAGCTGTGCCAGTTCTGCCTGCAGAATTCATAAGTCTGTCAGCAGTAAATTGAAGAGCTGAAGGAATTATCATTTTAACTCCTGTAGCCGCAATTTTTAGGCCTCTTTCATCAGTGAACGCATTAATATCAATTAACGATTGTTCTAATGAAGTTTCGTTAAGTTCAGCCGCTGTTGATAACTCATTTGAAAACGTACCAGCTAATGTAGGGTGGTCAGTAGCACAAAGCTCCTTACCATCTCCACCAGCAAAAGTAGAATCAAATGCGTTATTTAATACTGCTGCACCTTTGATATTTTTAGTACTCGCCATAGATCTTGCTAAAGCTTTTGTATATCTAGACGCAAGTCTGTCATACAAGTTATCTTCAATAGCTTCTTCTGTGATTGCGAATGCTAATGCAACTGTTTCGTTAGTATAACGAGCTGTGAAAGTTTCTTGTGCATCGTCGTAGCCAACCCCTTGACCTTCGGGTTTAACTGACGCGTTTGCAAAACCAGCTAACATTACTTCCTCTTCGAAAGCTCTGTCAGATGTTTCAGTGTCGAAAATTTCAGTCCACTGCTCGCCGTAGTTTTTGTACTCAAGTCCAAATAGTGCATTTAGACCTGGCTCTAGTTCCTTAACTAGTTGTGCTCTTGATATTGCCATTGTTTATATACTCCTATTTGTATTAGTTGTACTGCGCTGCCGCAGGGTTAATTGTTACAACAACATCACAACCAGCTGCTTGACCATCTGATTGATTAGGCGTTCCAGCAATTCTTACTAATGTGAACATGTCATTTGCACCAGCTGCACCTGCATCTAGTAAAGCAGTTGACATTCCACTTTTAGCATTTCCTGCTGTAAAGCTTGCTATGTTGTAGTCTAGACCCATTGCAGCTTGTACTGCCGCTGCACTTCCGCCTAAAGCTGCGTCTGTTCTTACAACATATTCTTGTTGTGGGTTATCGATTACGAATCCAGTAATATTATTGGATCCAGTATTGTAGTCGACGCTAGTTGTTTGTCCGGCTGCTACTGAATTAGCAAATGTAGGGTTACTGTTTCCATCTATGTAGAAGAAACCGTTAATAACACCTAATAAGTTAGCATCAGTACCACCAACAAACGCTGTACCGCCGTTTCCACCATCGTCAGTTGTTGCAAAGCTTGCATCTTGCAAGAATCCTGTGTTACCTGCATCTTGCAGAGAACCTGGATTACCTTTGAACAACGCAACACCTGGCGCTGTTTGGACTGGGTATTCAGATTGTCCTGACGTTGCTGGAGTATTACCAACAGTCATTACAGCTCTTAAACCAAATCCACCTGTGTTTGTGTTTGCCATAGTTATTTTCCTTTTTATGTACCTGCCCCGAGGGGCCTCCAGTACGATTTAATTTATTCGTTGGGTAGGAATAGTTAAAAGATTAACTTTTCTTTGTACCACCGAAGGTTACACGAGTATTAGATTCCTTTTGGAATTTCATACTAGGGTGCTGTTCCTTCATAAGATTGTTCTCTACTGCTTCTTCTTTAGCCTCGTTTTGCTTTTTATAATAAGCATCGAT